AAAGAGCGCAATTGGCAAACTTTCACTTATTAATGACCGTACCAGGTCAGACAAGAATCAATGTAGGTAATATGATAAGTTTTGCATTACCTGACCAACGACCTGTAGCCCATGATGAGGCACAAAAACTAAACCCTTATTATAGTGGACGATACCTATTACTATCATTAAAACACAAATTTGATGTAATTAACCAAAAACACACCATGAATATTCGTGCCGTTAAGGATAGTGTACCTACACAAATGCCAGAGGGATTAGAGGTATTAGAAAAGAAAACAACCAAGAGTGACGCATTATCACTATATGATTTAGATGAAATTTAGAGATTAGAGAGTTTCCGACGCTTCCGAGCATAGCCATGTAGAAAGGCCAGTTTCAGAGGCATATAGATAGAGAAAGGCATAGAACAAATGAGTGACACTATAAAAGAACAGAATGACAGTAAACAATCGCCAGTACAATGGCCATCACAACCGATTGACAAAGACATACATATTAACTGTGGTACACCTGAGTGTTGTGGAGAGTGTAAACCAAAGGAAGACAAACAATGAGTGTATATGAGGCTATTGATAGGGTAAAATATGCTTATTTCTTTAAGGGTAAAGAGGGCGTGTACACAGAGATAAAGTCGTTATACGCAGAGATTAAACCTATACGGAACAAGGGTTTAAAGATAGGCTCAAAGCTGAAGTCCGTCTTGCGTAAGGTCGGAGTAAATGGCAAGTAAATGCGTATGGCTAGCGTATTAAAACAAACAATATATCGAGAAAAAACAAATGACTACAGACAAAAATTTTGCAGGCCGTAACGGATTTCACTGGTTTACTGGTGTCGTAGAGGACAGGTTTGACCCACAATATCTTGGAAGAGTGAAGGTGCGTTGTATTGGCCTTCATACAGATAACAAGACCGATTTACCAACTACCGATTTACCGTGGTCACAATGTATTATGCCTGTGACTGGTGCGTCTATATCAGGTTTAGGCCATTCTCCTAGTTTTCTTGTAGAAGGCAGTTGGGTGTTTGGTTACTTTAGAGATGGTGATAATATGCAAGAGCCAGTTGTATTGGGTTCTATACCTGGCCGTCCTTTTGAGTTGGCCAATACAGACAAAGGATTTTACGACCCTAACGGTGTATACCCTAAGTACAAGGATGAAGTAGATACGAACAGACTGGCGGTTAATCTCAAGGAGGATGGTTCGGAGACCAATCCACACCTATCCCTTACACTTCGTAGGTCTACAAGAATAACTGGTGTTGCAACAGCAGACTTTAATCCAGTAACGGCGGCCGATGGTTCAGTTATAGCTGCGTCAGATGGTGACACATTTGACCAACCAGAAATACCGTATGCCACGGTCTATCCATATAATCGAGTGTTTGAAAGTGAGAGCGGCCATATTGTTGAATATGACGATACGCCAGACAATGAACGAATACATACACGCCATAAGACAGGCACCTCTACAGAGATACATCCAGACGGTACTCAGGTAGAAATAGTAAAGGGCGACCATTATACACTAGTTTCAGGTAAAAGGCAAGCACAAATTACAGGCAATTCAGACCTTTCTATAGATGGCCGTCATAAGATATACATTAACAAAAGTGGTACAGAAAACAATAACTACGATATACAAATAGGGGCCAACGCTAACATTAACATACAGGTAGACAAAGGCAACATCAATCTTGTCACAGTTGATGGTAATATAAATGTCAATAGTGGTGGTGACTACAATGTCAAGGTAGATGGCAACTATACAATGGCCGTTTCAGGTAATGAAACAAAGAATGTAGAAGGCACTACAACACACAATACCACACAGGCAGTTGTCATTCGTGGTTCTACGATAGATTTAAATCCTTAGAAAAAACGCTATTGGCTGGCCGTTTATAAAGTTTAATCTATAAATGTAATAACATCCAACGGCCATATTGGACTAGTCTTTTTTGCTTTCCAGGATGTCTTTCCAATCCGTACTGTCTTTATAGAAAATTTTTCGGAGGATATTTTTACTACTCCAAAGTCGTTTCATAATATGGTATACTCCAATAGGTAAGGGTATATGCAATACTCTTTTACCTCTTACTAATAACATATCACCTACTAGACGGCCACCTATAATACTAAACCCTATACAACCTTTAATCATTTAAATTTTAATTCTATACCTATTGTA